GGACGACTAATCACAAGTACGGCACGACGGTCGGCTGCTCCGACCTCGAGGCGTTCCCGCGATACGAGAAGGACGAGCTGATCGCGTTCTGCGAGGACAACGGGCAGATGGCGATGGTCGCGGATCCTGTCATCGTGGACCCTCCCGTGAAGGTGGAGGTGAGCGCCGACGCCCAGCCGCCGACCGAGAAGCTCCTCGACCTGATCAACCTGCACCCGACGTTCGCGGCGACGTGGAGGCGGGAGCGGAAGGACCTTCCCTCGCAGAGCGAGTACGACCTCTCCCTGGCGACGATGGCCGCGAAGATGGCGTGGTCCCAAGAGGAGATCGCGGCGCTGCTCATGGCGCACAGGAAGGCGGGAGGCGAGCCCCTGAAGCTCGATCGGCCCGGCTATTACCAGCGGACCATCGCCAAGGCCATGAGCGAGAACGCCCAGGTGATCGCCCACGATCGCCTGACGGAGCGCGTGGACTCGGTGGCCTCAGGCGAGACGAAGATCGAGCACGAGCGCCTGGGGATCTACACCGACATCAGCCAGATGATCGGCGTTCACGTCATCCGGATCATCCGCTACATCGCGGACCCGCCGCAGTTCCGCCTCGTGATGGAAGAGGGCTCGATCGACCTCGGGGGCGCGGAGAACATTGTCAATTCGGGCAAGTTCCGCGTGGCCGTGGCCGCGCTGTCGAAGCATCTCATCACTCGCATAACGGGCAAGGACTGGGACCCGATCGCTCAGGCGATCCTGCGGGCCGCAGAGGACGAGGATCTGGGCGCGGACTCGAGCCCGGAGGGTCTGGTCGCGGAGTGGCTCGGGGAGTTCCTGGCGCAGCAGAGGGTCGAGGAGGACCGAGCTCAGGCGATGGTCCTCCGGGTGCCGTTCCTGATGTCGGACGGGACCACGATGATCTTCCTCGGGGGCTTCCAACAGTGGCTCTCGTTCTACCGGAACGAGAAGATGGGGAGGCGGCAGCTCGGGATCCTGCTGCGATCAGCGGGGTGCCAGCCACGGGCCGTGGCCTACCGGGACTCCTCGGGCGGCCAGTCCACGCGGAACGTGTGGGCGGTGCCTGAGAGGCTGCTCCCGCTACCTCCCGATGTACCGTCCCCCGTACGCGAGGAAAAAAAACGGCACTCTGAAAAACGTCCCAACGAAACTATTTGATTAAATTTGGAGCTAACCCACTAAACGTAAAGGACTTAGGGCGATTGCGAAGGGGTTGAGACTGCTAAATTGACAAAATAGGTAAGGGAATCTACTAACCACATCGCGAGACGCACAATCGGGAGGGAGGGGCGAAAAAAACCCCATATAAGGAGGATGGAAGAGATCAGGCTGCACGGACCCCCAGGCACGGGGAAGACGTGGACACTTGCCACGAAGTGGGTTCCCAAGGCCGTGGAGCGGTTCGGAGCCTCCCGCGTGGTCATCTGCTCGCTCACGAAAGCCGCCGCCAGCGTGATCGCTGGGCGGAACACCGGGGTGCCCAAGGAGAACATCGGGACCCTCCACGCCCTCTGCTACCGAGCTCTCGGGCGCCCTCCCATCGCGGAGGCGGACCTCGCGGACTGGAATGAGCGATATCCTTCGCTGGCGATCACGAATGGCACGGACGCCACCGTGGACGACCCGATGAGGGAGCGGGGAGGGGCCGTGGACGGCGACGACCTGATGGCCGAGTCACAAGTCCTGCGGCACCGCCTCGTGCCCTCAGAGGACCGCCCAGGCGACGTGAGGCACTTCGAGGGGCTCTGGCAGGAGTGGATGGACGAGACGGGCCTCGTGGATTTCACTGGCCTCATCGAGGAGTGCCTGAGGGCAATCCCTGACGCGCCAGGCTTTCCCGCCGTCTTCATCGTGGACGAGGCCCAGGACCTCTCGGCCCTCGAGCTGGCCCTGATCCGGCGCTGGGCCGAGGGCTGCGAGTACGTCGTCCTCGCTGGCGACGGGGACCAAGCGATCTACGAGTGGCGGGGAGCCAGCCCCAAGGCGTTCCTCGACGCCTCGATCCCGCCCGAGAACAACTATCACCTCGAGCAGTCCTACCGGATCCCCTCAGCCGTCCACGAGGTGGCGACTCGCTGGATCGAAATGTGTTCCAGCCGCTATCCGGTGAGCTACAAGCCGCGCGACGTGGAGGGGAAGGTGGTCCGGGCGAGCACGGTCACCTCCGGATTCCCGATGGAGCTCGTGGGCGCCGCTGAGGCACGGATGGAGGACGAGCGGTCGATGATGGTCCTGGCGACCTGCGCCTATCAGCTGAAGCCGACGATCAAGGTGCTGAAGAACGCGGGCATCCCGTTCCATAATCCGTACCGCCGGAAGCATGGTGGCTGGAACCCGCTGCGCGGCGCTGGCCGAAGGCTCGCGGCTTATCTCTTGCCAAGCGCCCCGCATTTCGGGAATGATGCAAGGCAGTGGGGCATCGAAGACATCGCGGCATGGAGCGAGCACCTCAAGGCGAACAGCCTCGGGGAGCGCGGCTTCAGATCGCGCCTGGGCATCACGTCCGAGAGCCGCAAGATCGAGAACCGGATCCACGACCCGGTGAGCGATGAGGAGCTCGAGTACCTGTTCGGCGCGGACACGGAGGGGCTCCTCGCGGCGGTCCATTCGGAGGACCCCCTGGCGTGGATCGAGCCGCGCCTCCTCGCCTCGAAGGCGGCATCGTGGAAGTACGCGCTCGAGATTGTTCGCCGCCGAGGCGGTCAAGCCCTTACCCGAAGACCGAGCGTGATCATCGGAACCATTCACAGCACGAAGGGGGGCGAGGCCGACGACGTGTTCCTCTTTCCCGATCTCTCCAGCTCCGGAATGAAGGAGTGGATGACGCCGGGGCCGTCGAAGGACTCAGTGATCCGCACGTTCTACGTCGGGATGACGAGGTGCCGCCGCGCTCTCTACCTCTGCGGGCGCTCGGGCCAGCGGGCGGTGACGTGGTGAGGTTCATCGGCATCGACCCTGGGCTCTACGGGGCCATCGTCTCGCTCGACGCTTACGGCTTGATCCGATACCAGTCGCTCACGCCGATCATCGCGAAGGTGGAGGGCTCGAAGGGCAAGTCCGAATACAACCTGCACGCGATGCGGGACGCGCTGCTGGCCGCGAAGGCCGAGGACGACTCTGAGCTCCCCGCCCAAGTGATCATCGAGCAGGTCAACGCGATGCCGCACGACGGCGTCGCGAGCTCCTTCCGATTCGGCATGGGCTTCGGCATCTGGCGCGGCCTAGTCGCTGCGCTCGAGCTGCCGATCCAACTTGTCCGACCGATGGAGTGGCAGAAGGAGATGCTGCGCGGTCGCCCTCGAGGCAAGGCGACGAAGACATCCGCGACGGCAGCGGCGCTCGACCTGTGGCCGGACATTGAGATCCGTCGCAAGAAGGACCACGGGCTGGCAGACGCCGCCCTCATCGCTGAGTTTGGACGCCGCAATTGGAGGCAGTGGAATGGTGAGTGACTTCTGGACGGGATTCGTCTTCGGCATCGCTGCGTGCCTGATGGCTCTGATCGCCACGGCGATCATGTACGCCAGGGGTAAGGACGAATGAGCTTCGACGACGACAGGCGGGACCTCGACATTGAGGACCACGACATCCGCGTGACCGTGGCGCTCCACACGCTCGAGGAGCAGCGTGACCTGATCGCCCTTCTGATCAATGCGGGCTTCTTGCACTTCACCGTCCGCGAGACCTGATGGGCCGGATGTTCGCCATCATCGGGGGACACCGATGCGCGGATATCCCGACCCTGCTCATGAAGATGTCGGAGACCGTGACCGAAGAGCTTGGCAGCGTGCATGGCATGGCGTACTGGCACATCAAGGAGTTCGCCTTCCGCCGTATGCCCTCCGAGTCGCGGCGCAGGCTGGCGCTGACGGCGATCGCGCCGCCGCCTGTGATGATGGCGCACAGCCGCGAGTCGCTCCCGGTCGAGGGCCTGATGCCCTTCGGCACGCAGCCCTTCCCGTGTCGAGGTGGGGCTCTCATGCACCAGGGCGTCGTCACGCTCCCCGCTCGCTGGCCGGACGAGCAGGCGGATTCTCAAGTGCTCTGCAAGTTCGTCGAGGAGTCCGGCTTCCCGAAAGCCCTCGAGCGCCTCGACAATCCGTTCGCCACAATTTTCGCGTCTGACGAGGCGACCGTTCACGCCGCAGCCTTCGAGCTGCCGCTCTATGTTCGGGAGCACGCTCCCGGCGTTCACATCATCCACGACTTCGCAGATTCCATCGGCGGCGACGACATCCGAGACTCGGGCATCGTTACCTTCACCGCGTAGACCTATGACCGATCCCAACATCCAAGACCTCGACCGCCGCGTGTCTCGCATCGAAGCCGCGCTGGCGCAGCCCATCCTTCCCGAAGATCCGGAGCCGCCTGAGCCCTTGCCGCGACCCGTCCTCCCCGAAGGCTTCACCGTCCAGGGCCGCGATCGCCTTGTGTCGCTGACGTGGAACACTCCGCTGCCGCCCGAGACTCCTGGCGTGCAGGTCTTCCGCAGGCCAGCGTTCAAGCCTGAAGGTGAGGGCTGGAAGAACCTGACGAAGGACGCGGTCGATATGTGGCGCGACCAGATCAGCGAGAGCGATGCGGCTGTGGAGAGCCGCTGGATCTACAAGATCAGGGGCTACGGCTACAACGAGCTCGGCGTGCCGTTCGCGTCACCGTGGAGCGACGAGCTCGAGTATGTGATCGAGACACCCGAGCCGCCTGAGCCGCCGGAGCCTGGAGAGTTCAACGCGCTCGAGTGCATCGACAACGATGCGCTGACGAACAAGCTCGTTCGCGTCCCTGCGCTGAAGCAGAGCCGAGGGCCGCGCGAAGACGTGGGCACCCTGGGCGACATCCGCGCGAACGACTGGCAGACGGGAGAGGACCTCGTTTGGAAGGACAAGAGCTCCGTCGTTCCGAAGGGGTACGCGCAGTGGTCCTCGAATATGCACCGAGGGCAACTGGAGCGTCGCGGCGGCAGCTACGAGTGGCACAACATCGGAGTGGCTCCTGGCCTTGATGCCTCGCAGCTCAAGTGGGGGACGCGGGAATACAACGCGCCCGAGCGCGCGTTCCGCGACTGCGACTTCCTCGAGATCCCGCAGGAGCATGGCCTCTACGTCTCCAACAGCGCGGGGACGCGACTCGATCGCTGCACCTTCGTTCGCGTCGGGAGCCAGGGCGCCCAGTGGGCGCATCGGCCTGAGGCGTATCAGCAGTACGACGCGGATAATATGCCCTATGAGGCCGAGCCTCAGCACCTCGTCAACGACTCGCACTTCGTGGACTGCGCTCAAGGCGGCACGCGCCCGAGCTTCAATCTGACGTACTTCAGCCCAGGGACCTCCGAGTTCCCCGGCTGGATTTGCATTGAGAACTCGAGCTTCGTCTGCGACTGGAACGTGCCTCGGCAGGACGGCAAGCGGAGCACAGGCGGGCTCGTCGTGACTCCTTCGCAGGGCAACGCGCCCTTGGACGGCCAGAACATGATGCGGGAGGTGTTCCTGAAGAACTGCCTCTTCGACTTCACGGCAGGGGACCGCTCGATCGCGTCGATCCGCTCCGTGGATGAGGTCGTGTTCGAGGACTGCGCGTTCATCGCGCGGGAGCACGCCCTTCCGTTCATCACGATCGACAAGGACTATGGCAACCTCAACGGCACGAAGACGAAGGTGATTCGGTTCCGCAACTGTCGCTCGCGTGGAGTGAAACTAAAGGTGCTGCTCGCGCCGGACAGCGCGGGGAATCAGGTGGGCGTGACGCACGAGATCGACTGCCCTGGCGGCGAGATCGCGATCAACGGCAGGACGGGCCTCCCCCTCTGATGGAGATCATCCTCATCGCAATCGGCGCTCTGGCCCTGACCCTGGTGGGGATGGGCGTCATCGGATGGTGGGAGAACATCCGATGAGCGCCCCGCTGTGGGTCATCGTCCGCTGGACCGACATCGTGGGCGTCGAGGCGCCGTGGATCAGCCGCGAGGAGCTCGACGAGTTGCGGCCTGCGGAGATGGTCACGGTGGGGCAGATCGTGAGCGCGGAGGACGACTTCATCGTGGTCGCCGGGACGATGGACGCCTCGAGGGAGGGCCACTTCGGCAACGTGAACGTGATCCCTCGAGGTGTCATCCAGTCGATCGAGCACCTGCACATCCAACCGACAGCGAGCGCCGAATGACGCTCGAGGGGAACAGCCCCATGAGTCGCAGCGGCGAAGACGACGGGTCAACGCCGCTGGGGATCTGTGGAGCGAAGACCCGCGCAGGCGGTATCTGCGCGAAGCCTGCGATGGCGAATGGCCGCTGCAACAATCACGGAGGCAAGTCGCTCTCTGGGATCAACGCGCCGAGCTTCCGTCATGGCCGACACAGCAAGGCCCTGGCGAAGCTGGACGCGGACATCGGGGACCGCCTCGAGGACCCTGCGCTGCTGGACCCGCGCCGCACGATCGCGGTGCAGGAATACACGCTCGCGCGGCTCAACGAGCTCCTCGAGGATCGGGACTCCCCGGAGTTCCGCGAGGACGTGAAGAAGCGCGTGATGCGCGTGCTCGAGCTTGTCCACACGGACCACGACGCCACGCTGCGCGAGCTCGACAGCTTGCGTGGCTTCGTGATGAAGGGCGTCGAGGAGTCCCGCGCCCTGACGGCCCTGGGCAACGCGGCAGACCTGATGAATAAGAGCCAGAACCGCTACTGGCAGACGGCGATGACGGCGGCTCGGTCGATCTCCCCAGAGGAGTTCATCCAGCTCATGTTCCGCATGGCCGACATCATCGAGGAGGAGGTGGACAAGGATGCAGCCCGTAGGATTTTGGGCCGGACGGACCGAGAGGTTTGCGCCGGGGCCTTGGGCCTCAGCGAGCAGTAAGCTCCGCGAGCGCCTTGGGACCGTGGACACGCGGCCCCAGCCAGCCCCCTTCTCGAAGTACGTCCACGACCCCGTGGGCTTCATGCGCGACGTGCGCGGCTTCGAGCCCTGGAGCAAGCAGGCCGAGATCGCGGAAGACCTCGCGAACCCGGAGGGCTTCAGGCAGGTGGTCGCGTACACCTGCAACGGCGCGGGCAAGAGCACCCTGGCGAGCGAGCTGATCCTGTGGTTCATGGCCTCGAGGAGGAACGCTCGAGTGATCACGACGGCAGGCACGGGCGGGCAGGTCCGGCTCCTGTGGCGGAAGATCCGATCGGCCTACGAGACCTCGAGCCGCGAGCTCCCTGGCCCTGGGCCGCTCACGCAGCAGTGGAACCTCTCGCCGGAGTGGTTCGCCCTGGGCCTCTCGACGAACGACGAGACGACGCTCCAAGGGCATCACGCGCTGATGGGACGCGGCACTGAAGACGGCTACGGCGACCTGCTCGCCGTGATCGACGAGGCCAGCGCGGTCGAGGACTGGGTCTTCAACGCCATGCGCGGCTACATGAACGTCGGGCGCTGCTACTGGCTCGTCCTCGGGAACCCGAACCGACCGGACGGGGAGTTCTTCCAGATCAGCCAGCGCGGCAACTGGCACCGTCACAGCATCAGCGCGTTCGACGTGCCGTTCATCGAGCGGGCCTGGATCGACGACCAGCGGAAGTACTGGGGCGAGGAGTCGGCCCAGTATCAGGTCCGCGTGATGGGCGAGTTCCCGAAGGTGGGCGGGGACTTCCTGATCTTCCCGCTCTCGAGCTTCGAGGCCGCAGCGGACGAGCACCCGGACGTGGAGGGGCTGCACATCGGAGCGGACATCGCTCGAGGGCAGGGGGACTCGAACACGCTCGTGTTCACTCGGAACGGTCGCGTTGAGGACGCCCAGAGCTGGCAGAACCGCGACCTGATGGAGACGGCGGCGCGGATCGCGGAGTACGCGAAGCAGCGCGACGTGCCCTGGCAGAACGTCCACATCGACGTGATCGGCCTAGGCGCGGGTGTCGTAGATCGGCTCCGCGAGCAGGGCTACAACGTGGAGGGCGTGGACTTCGGAGCGAGGCCCGTGGGGGACTGGACGGAGACGATCGGTTCCGAGGTCAAGGTGCAGAACCGCCGCAGCGAGCTCTACTGGGCGGCACGCTGCGCCCTGGACCAGGGCCTGGCCTCGGTGCCCGAAGCGTACCGCCGAACGATCTGGCGCGAGTGCAACCTGATCCAGTACGAGTTCAGCGGGAACGGGCAGCTCCGCATTGAGCCGAAGGAGAAGATCCGCTCGAGGATGGACGGGCGGTCGCCTGACTTCGCGGATGCGTGGGTCCTCTCGTTCTCGAGGGGCAGCTCGAGGCGCGTGCCGTTCTTTATTTGATGGGAATCGGTGCCGGAATCTGCGAGGCTGATGGGATGAAACTCGAGAACCGCAAAGGCGAGAAGAACGGCATGGCTCGCCTCACGGCCCGCCAGGTCCGCGCGATCCGGAATCAGGCTGCGAAGGGCGCGACCCTTGCCGCCCTGGGCGAGAAGTACGGCGTGAGCCACGTCGCCATCCACTACGTCGTCACGCGCCAGACGTGGCGGCACGTCCCTTGAAGCGAGGAACCGAATGAAGTGTCCGAAGTGCGCGAGCACGCGCATCCGCGTGCGAGATACCCGCTCGATCGACAGCGGCGGCAGCGTGAAGCGCCAGCGCGTGTGCCTCGACTGCGAGATGATGTGGATCACCTTGGAGGTGGACGCGGATCAGATCGCGATCGAGAACCGAGCGATGACGGCGGCGGCGATCAAGCGGCGGGGCGGGCCGGGGTAGGGGCACGAAAAAAGCCGCCCGTGGGCGGCTGTTTAGGAAGAGGAGGCGGGGGAGGCGGCGGATCAGCGGCCGAGCCACTTGTGGCCGAGGGTTCCAAGCTCGCGGCCAAGCTGAAGCAGCTCGGCGGGGGTCATGTCCGAGATGTTCTTCTCATCCTTGTAGCGCGGGTGCCCGATGGGCTCCGTAGTGGGCTCCGGGGTGATGCGCTCGAGGAGAACAGCGTACTCGGCGTCGGTCATGGAGGCGTCGGCGGTAAGAAGGTCGAACCAGTTGGAGTTCTTCATGGCGTGTCGGTTTCGAGTTGTCAGGTGCGTCGCGGGCTCATTCCCTCGACACACATATATTCGGCGATCCCCCCCCGCCCGTGAACCCCTTTTCCGGGAAAACATCCCGAGAATATGGCGATCGCTCCTCGAGGGCCGTCCCTACATCTAGGGAATCCGCTTGACACCGCGCTGTTCCGAGGTCCGCACCTCGTCCACAATAGGGGGGTGAGCGTCCAACGCACCGCCCAGACCAGCCGCCAGGACGAGACCTCGCCCTTCGCGAGAACCTCGTCCGGATTCCAAACGTCGAAGCTCTACAGCGACACCGACGCGGGGCGGTACGGCTATCGGTTCATGATGCAGCTCGCCGGGGACGCGACCCTTACGCGCCCTTACGCGCAGCACCCGTGGGTCAACGCCTGCGTCTCCGCGATCGCTCGAGCGGTCTCGAGCGTGCCCTTGGTCGTCCAGCGTCAGACTTCGGACGGCGAGATGGAGCCCGTGGAGAGCGGCCCCCTGGTGGACCTGCTCGCGATGCCGAACGCGCTGATGAGCCAGCGCAAGTGGCTCGAGTCCATCAGCCAGACCCAGAGCCTGTACGGAGAGACCTTCCTCATCATGATGACGAAGGAGAACGGGGTCATCCGCCCGATCCAGCCCCAGGACCGGATCCGCGTGCCGGACGAGCTCTGGCCCGTCCGAGGGGATCTCCTCGAGGAGATCATCGACGACAAGACGCAGCTCCCTCGCGCGTGGCGCATGGCGACGAAGGCGGGGAGCGTGGAGCTCGACCACCGCTCTGTGATCCAGATCGCGCAATCGAACCCCTACAACCCGCTGCGGGGGATGGGGCCGATGCAGGCCGCGTACCGCACGGCGGCGAAGGACTTCGTGCTCGACCGCTACGACGAGGCGCTGCTCTCCAACGGAGGGAGCCCAGGAGGCGTTCTAAGCGTCGAGGGCCACCTGACCGATGCTGACAGCCGCGCCATCGCTGCGGCGTGGAGAGAGGCCCACGAGCGGCCTGACCAGCACCGGAAGACCGCCGTGCTGCCCCAGGGTACGACCTACGAGGAGATCGGGTTCTCGCCCCACGAGATGGAGTTCGAGGCGATGCGAGCCTGGAACCGCGAGACCATCATGAGCGTGTTCGGCGTCACGAAGCCGATCATCGGGCTGACCGAGGGCCTGAACTATGCCTCGAGCCAGAGCGCATTCCGCTCGTTCTGGGAGGTGACTGTGACCCCGTTCCTCGACTTCCTGGCCGACGAGCTCCAGACGAAGTTCGTGCGGCGCCTGATGGGGCCGGAGCAGATGTACCGCGTTAGCTTCGACACGAGCGGCGTGGGCGCACTGCGCGAGGACGAGGACTCGAAGGTGGAGCGGGCGCTGAAGCTCTTCGCCCAGGGCGGTCGCACCTTCCGCGAGGCGGCAGACCTTGCCGGGATGAACCTCGACGACACGGACCTCGAGCACGTCGATCAAGCCTATATGCCCGTCAGCCAGGTCCCTGTCTTCGGGGATGCTCCCGCAGCGGAGCCTGTGGACGGCGACGAGCCGCCGCCGGAGGCCGCGCCAGCGCAGGGCATGGAGGCCACGGCGGATCCCAGCGTGTCGCTCAACGGCGCCCAGATTCAGAGCCTGCTGAACCTGATCGAGCAGTACGCCAGCGGGCGACTCCCGAAGGACACGGTGATCCAGCTCATCATCGCAGCCTTCCCGTTCGATCAGGCTCGCGCCGAGCGGATCCTCGCTGAAGTGGCCCCTGGCTCGATCCCGTCCGAGGACGAGGTGCGCGGCATCGTGGACAAGGCCGTGGACCCCGAGGAGCTCGACGAGGTCTTCGCCAAGTGGCGGGCCTCCGTGAACATGAGCGCGTCCGACCTCAAGGCGTGGCGGGAGACGGAGTGCAGCCGCAAGGCATCGCAGAACCCGACTGCTGTGATCGACCGCAACCTGCGCCTGCTCGAGACGAAGAAGGCGGACTGGGACGGCACGCACGTCCGCGCCGCGAACCGCGCCATCTCCTTCATCGCTCGGATGAAGAACATGGAGCAGGGCGAGCCTGTGGGGGACTGCCCGTCGAAGCGGGATATCTCGCTGAAGAACTGGGCCTTCGACCCTGGCAAGTCTCGCAGCGTGGAGGGCAGCACGAAGGCCCTCGAGGGCGACGAGGCCAAGCTCCGCGCGTGGGAGGACTGGGACCGCAGCATCCAGGCCGAGGAGGCCAAGATGGCGAAGGCGGCGAAGCGCGTGCTGCGTGATCTGGTCCTGGCGATGCGGCGCCGCGTGCGCGAGGAGGCGATCAACCCGACCGAGCGGGCGGCTCCGAAGCGCAAGGCGATCTACACCGAAGCCGAGATCCAGCGCCTGCTCGCGATCAACATCGAGGAGTTCGAGGACGCGATGGTCGCGGCCCTTGGCCCGAAGATCGGGACTATGATCCTGACGAGCGCCAACGACATGGCGACGGAGATCACGGGCTCGGCGTCCACCTACTTCCTGAGCGTGGAGAACCCGAAGGTGGTGCAGTACCTCGCGGAGAACACGCCGATCTTGAAGGGCATCGCAGAGAACCTGCGCCTCGAGATTCAGCGTGCGATCGTGCGCCAGATCAGCGATCCCGACGCCCAGTATTCCAGCATCAGGGAGGCTCTGTGGGCCACCCTCGAGCAGAGCGAGGAGTATTTCAACGCCACGCTCCTGAGCACGACGCAGCGAGCCGACCTCATCGCCAGGACCGAGACGACTGCCGCCGCGAACTTCGGGCGGCTGGGCGAGCTTGAGGCTGAGGGCTACGAGTCAGCGGAGTGGTTCGCGA